TCAAAGAGCATGTAATGCTTTGGTTTACTAATTACATCGTAACTAGCTGTACCGTTTAAGCCTTGTTCCAAAGGGATGTTCAAAGAAGCCATGTATTCCTCAATTTCCTTAACTGTTGGTTTGGTTGCCATATTTTCTTTCCAAGTACTCAATACTAAGCATCATTTCATCAAAGTGGCCATCTTGTACATCATTTAGAACAACAAGGCCGCGCCAATGACGATTGCTAAGTCTGTCCATGTAGTCTTCGTCGTGCAAGTAATAGCTACCAGCCACGATAGCACAAATAGGCTTTCCATCAGCACGTTTACCGTAAGCGATTTGTTTCCCTTGCTGGTGACCTGCAACACAAGACATGTGGAGCTTACTAATAATAGCAGCGGGAGAAGCAGCAGGACGTCCCATTGCACCCACAGGCCAAAAGTGACTAAAACCAACACCTTCAATGAAAACAGGATGTAAGAACTCATGTACTTCCCAATCTTTCAAGTCTAAGTCGTCATAAGTCAGTAAGCCCTCAAGCATAGGATTGTTGTTAACAGCCCTTGTGAGTCGATTCTCATGGTTACCCTTCAAGAAGACCATACGAGGCTTGTAAGGCTTGTGTTTGGACTTCTTCTGAGTATCCTGAAGCTCTTTGAGAGGCTTTAAGAGAACTTCCATGCCCTTATTACCAGCTTCTACGTCAGCTAGGTAGCGCTTACCTTCAAAGTACTTGCTACCTGCCTTGTCGTGGCTAGAGAGGCTAGGGAAATCCCAATGATCTCCCAAGTGAACTACCACATCAGGGCGGTACTCACAGATTGCCTTTCCTGCCCAAGTCAAATGCTCTTGTGGGGCATCAGGCTTGCACTGCGTATCAGGAATTGTAAGGATTCTCATGCGAATACGTTCTTAGCTGGTTCAGTGAAAGTACCTGCCTTATAAGCCTCAGGATAAGCTAACAATAGTTGCTGTAAGACCTCATCATTGAGCATACGACCATAACCTGACACTCCTTCAGCATTGAGAGGGAATTGTACAGAGTAGTAAACTTGCGCTTTGATGTTGTACCCGTAGTGTTCACCCATCACGTCTAGGATCTGATCCAAGGTGTCATGCCATGTAGAGTCATTATTGTCCATAATGATGTTGTGCTTCATGGGCACAGCTTCACCATCACACTCATAGGCTGATGTGTGCATCTCAAACGCCCAGTAGTCTTCCTCACCTTGTAGAGGCTCAGGTTGAAACTCATAGCGAGTGGTTGTCAGTTCAGTCCATTTGTTCTTCAGATATTCAAACATGGTTGTTTCCTTAGGTTGATTGATTGGAACAAGAACCCATGAAGGCTCATATCCAATAGTGACTGTAGCATTTGAAGTTTTATCTACAATTTTATGGAAGTATGCTTCCAAGGCTTTATGTGTCATAGAAGTCTCCGTCCATTGGATGATATACAACATAAGCAGTCTCAAAGATTCCGTTACCGTAGTCTTTAGTCACTGGTGATGTTTCTATCATTCTACACCCTAATCTAGGATGGTCGATTACGTAGACCTTGTACCCTTTAGTCCAATCCGGTATGAACATGGGAGGCTTGTAGTGAACCACTAGCTTAGCCATTGACTACATCCTTAATTGCAGGGAACTCAGCGAAGATAATATCACGACATTGCTCAGCTACCTCACGATGTTCCTTCTGTGTTGCAGAATCACAACGGATGTCAATGTAGTGTAACCAGCTACGAAGAGTTCCGTTCATGTACATCTTAGACATGGTAAGACCTTCAGGGAGCAGCTTACGAGCTACTTCCTTAGCGATACCTTTATCCAAGGCTGCTGTGTACAGGAACTTAGCCTCGTCAGTGACCCTACGTTGAATACCTTCCCACCAGTATTGCAAGCTCAAGTCATCAGAGTACAAGCTATTCTGACGGTTCTTATCGTCTTGTAGTCGTACTTCCGAGGTGTTGACAAAGCCTTCTGAGACTGCGTAACGCTGTGAGAACTCTTGGAAGGAGAAGCTACGGTGACGTAAGATCTGACGAGCTATATCACGTGTAGTTTCAATCTCCATACAGACGTTAACCATCTCAAAAGGTGACCAGTGCTTGTTCTTAATAAGGTACGTTAGTAACTTGGTCGCAGACGCAGGGTTGTTCTGGTTTGCCGGATTTGACACACGGGCCATATACGCAATCTTGCTCTCCGCTTCCGGTGTCACCCACACTAGGCTTACTTGGGACATACTGTTTTCCTTCTTCAATCGCTTGTTTCAACACTGTAATCAGACCTAGGTTCACTAAGGCTTGCACCTCAAGTGGAGATAGTGTCAAGTCAAAGTCCGCACTACCGTCTTCATTCTCATTCTGTAATTCGAGTTCCATTACTTACCTTCTTTCTACGTTCATTGATCCAATGTTCAGGGATAACCTTATCAGCGTAAAGGAAGTCATTCTTAACACACCAAGCAGCGTAAGTGGTTCGTGACCCTTTAGCTAACTTTTGGTTACTGTTTGAGAAGACAAACCTAATGTCTAGCTGAGGCTGCTGTCGCTTGATAAGCATGTGCTTCTTACGATCTGCAATCAGGAAACGTCCCTTAGTTTCTACGATGATACCGTTATCAAGTTGAAAATCTGGCGTGTATTGGTGTTCACTAGCAGGTTTAATGTACTTGATCTTGATCTCTTCGTAGGTGAAAGGAACACCTGCTTCTGTGAGAGCCTTAGCGACATCTTCTTCTAAGCCGCTACGCCATCCATGCTTCAGAGCATTAGCCCTTGTTTTACTTGTTGTCTTACGAGTTACCATCTACTACCTCATAGGTCATCTCAAAGATATCGGGCTTGCAGGGGTAGCGCTTACCCTTCACGCCAGTGATGATCCAATCGCCTGCGGAAACAACCATCGGGCCTTCAAGCGTGTCGATGTAGTAATACGGGCCACTGTCTCCATTGATCGCCAACACTGCGGGGTGGTCGCCGTGGGCAAACCATTGGGTGGCTTCAATCACCACAGGCTTCTTACGAAACTTCATAGTTTAGTCCTTGTGTTGCTTGTTGTCTTACGAGTTACCATGTTCTTCGTCCTCGTATTCTTCTGGTAAAGCTAAGCCTGTTTCTTGCTGGAATTGTTCCTTTAAAAGCTGCACCACATCGTCGTCTGCTGGTCCAAAATCAGACCGAGTGTAAAACCATTTTAACCATTCAAGTTCAGAGGCTCTTTTCATAGTTTAGTCCTTTCATACTGATGTAACAGAGCACCGAAGGCATCTACAAAGATCTCATCGTGGTTAGTATGTCCCATAGCGAACATAATAGCGTGGACGAGTTCATGGCAGAATGTCTGCTCGGTGAAGTTCTTATTCATCCCTGTTCGTAGGTAGATGATCTGAGTAGCACAGTCACATTTACCGTACTCACTCAAGTCATCTACGTACTTGACGTACCATTGGCATCCAACAAGGTAGAAAGATAAGGGCACTTTTGGTTTGGAGTTCTTCGTAGCCATCAAGAAGTACCTTGAACAATTAAACGATCTTTTTCTTTGCGTACAGCAATGATAGCATCCCCGCGATCTTCAAACGTACCTACATACTTTTGACCTACACGACCACGCCAACCATCTTTGTTTTTAGACACCCCTAGCGCCTTATTGTTTAAAGCGTTAATTGTACGTGAAACTTGACGAAGATTTTCAATACGGTTGTCTAGTTTATTCATGTTGATGTGGTCGATGTCCATGTAACGATCAGGCCAAACACCATTATGAAGATACCAAACAACGTGGTGCGCCATACGCAGTTTACCTTCACAGTAAACGACACGGTAGCCCTTTTCTGTAACGTATCCACATTCTGTTCCTACAAGACATTTCTTACGTGGGTTTAACCAAATAAGTTTGCCTTCAGCTGTGTACTGAATTTGATCTTCTACTTTTCGATTGGAAGCTGCCATTTATCGTTTTCCTTTCTACGTAAATACAAGAGGTTTAGATTCTCGACAACACGCTCTTCGGTAAGACCAGCTTCAGAATAAGCTTTGAGACAAGCGTCATAGTATTCCCTTTCAGTTTTACAATCCTTCAAAAGCTTCTCAGCCTTCTTAGGCCCAATGCCTTTCAAGCCAATGATGTTGTCAGTACGATCCCCTGTGAGCACCTGAGTGAACAAGTTACGAAGACCTTCTTCCTCGGTAACGTAGTACTCTAAACGCTTCACAAAGTTGTAGTGCCAACCAGCGACTTGATCTAGGTCTTTGTCAATGGAGACAATCCACCCACCCGTCTTAGTTGCTTCGATAGCCACTGCATCGTCAGCTTCTTCACCTTCTACCAGTTCTGCCCCTAGGCGCTGGAGATGGTTACGGATAGCTTGGTAATGTACTGGCCTCTTAGCATCCTTGCGGTTACCTTTGTAAGGCTCGGTGACTGCTATGTCATTACGAAAGTTACCTTTGCCAGTGATGTATGCTTTGTAGTCATCACACTTCAGCTCTTGGTAAACAATCTCATGAACTAAGGTAGTCACACGAGCCATACAGATAGCCTCATCAACGTCTTCACTAGCGAAACCTACTCGGTAACAGATAATGTCAGCGTCGATGATGGCTAACTTAGGACGCTCAGAGAGGCTCATCAGTCTCAACTGGTGGCACGTAAGTCTTCACTTCAGTGACCATGACTGTCTTGATAGACGGTGCATTACCGTGCTTAGCTGACATACGGTGTGTGTATGAACTCACCACAGCCACGCACTTAGAGCCGTTACCCAAGGCTTCGATAGGCAGCTCTTTGAGGTCTTGGTCGATAGGCTTGAACTCATAGTTGCTCTTACCCACAATGAAGTTACCCATTGAGTCCTTAAACTTAACCTTGATGCCCAAGCCTGTGAGCTTAGCTGCATCGTCATCGCTGATGTTACCGATGGTGCATTCGTACTTCTTGTTTTCCTCGTTGAATGCAGTGTTGAAGTTGTTCATCCACTTAGTCCAAAACAATTCACCTGACACTTTTACTGGCTTCAAATCTGACATACTTCTTTTCCTTATAGGATTGGGCTTTCGCCACGTTTATTAAAATCTCTGTCTTTCCAGAGTGTCCTACTCAACTAGAGTAATTTGGTGGGCGTAGTAGGACTCGAACCTACCCTTCCTTCCTTGTTTGGAATCGAACCAACAGAGGTATCCCTCCTGCAACCAGCAACGCCCTTATTCTATTACTGTAGATAACTGCCTTCTCGACGAGAGACAGCTTCCGCTTCATCCTCAATGTACGCTAGTGCCGCTGAGAGCACCAAGTAGACATCAAGGATATCTAGATCGTCCGAGTGTTTAATCAGAAACGATTCGTCACTGATATCAAGCACGATCCGAGATTTCACTTCATCATCACTTTGTTTAATGGGTTTCACGCCAATTCCTTCCAACCTTGTATTCACCATCTAGCGGACACTTCAAATTATACGCTACTCCTGCATCCCTGATGGATTGTACAGCAGCTTTACCTGCTTCTTCAGCAATCTCAGGCCTGCATTCAAATTGTATCTCATCGTGGACATTGGCAACTAGCTTGATATCCCATTTGTTTGCTCTAATCTTACCGTCAAAGATGACAAGAGCCTTCTTCATCACGATAGCGCCTGCCCCTTGAAGCAAGCTGTTGAGTGCTGCATGCTCACTACGAACCCAAATCTTACGACCATCAAGCCCGGGTACACAGCCCTTGGACGCATCCACGGATACCTTATTACGTAGACGCTGCAATGCGGGAGTCCCTTTAAGAAAGGAATCGATGAGCTTTTGTCCAGCCTGAGCACTACCACCGACAATCGAGCCAATCTTTGATGGACCCGCCCCGTATAGAAATGCGTAGATAAATGTCTTCGCTTGGTCACGTGTTTGTAGTCCGGCTGCTTTTTGATTAACCGTGTGGACATCCGTGCCGTCCTTAGAGCTTCCTTCGGTGACTGTCTTAACATACCCCTCATCCTCCATGTAATGAGCCAGCATACGCAGCTCTAGGCCACTAGCGTCAGCTCCAACCAATACGTTACCTTCTTCCACTGTCCAGCACTGACGACATTCAGGACCATAAGGTGATCCTGAGTTAGGGATCTGTGCCATGTTAGGCTTCATGTGAGTCATACGGCCTGTTACAGCACCGTTGGTGATGACTCTACCGTGAACCCTACCATCAGCAGCTACAACCTCTAACCATGACTCAATCTGAGCGATACGCTTACCGAGCATCATGTACTCAGCAATCAACTGAGCGATAGGATACTTCAGAGACATCAGCGTAGCTTCATCCACGATAACCTGCCCTTTAGGGTGATTAGCTGTAGGCTCAGTGAACTTCTTAGGCTTCCACCCAAGGCCAATGAGCTTCTCAGCTATCTGTTGACGTGAAGCAGGGTTGAACACCACCAGCTCAGGCTTGAGAATCTTCCCTGTCTTTTCAGAGATACGCTCAACCTCGTATGGTGGATACAGCTCCTGCATCTTGTCATTGATAGCGCTCATCTTACCCTTCAGCTCAGCTAACAAGCACGTAGCGTGAATGGTGTCTAGTTTGAAACCGTTCTTCTCTTGCTTGTTTAAAATAGCTGCTACTTGGTGTTCTAGAACAACAGAATCACGAGAGAAACCTTTGGAGTCAATCTCAGTTTCTAAATGGTGGAAGACTCGTACCAACACATCAACGTCCCGCTTGCAATAATGCTCAAGCAAAGCCATGTGAGGATTGTCATAACATTCTCCTTTGTATTGTTGTTCACGTCCTTGAAGCCACGCCCAAACACGTTCGTATTCAATCTTCGCTAGTTTCAGTGTTTGTCCCCAATTTGCCAGACTGTGCCCGTTTTCTTTTGTTGGTTCGATCAAGCGACTTACCACCAGAGGATCGTAAGCTTTCTTCAAACCAATCTTCGTGCCCCAAACCTTGTTGAGCACGGGGAAGTCGAACGAGATCCCGTTGTAGGCTATCAACTGCGAGGCCTTTTCTAAGTAGGCCGTTAGTCCATTTGGATTGTTCCATACGATTGTTTCCCCTGTTTGGATATCCTGAGTAACTGCTAAGTGGATCGTGTTGTGATCCATAGAAGTTTCAATGTCTATAGCAATTTGTTTCATTTTAAGTTCAAGAATAGCCCGATCTGGGCAAATGAGTATCCTAACCACATGATACCAGCTCCCATGTCACCTTTGAGCCACTGTAGCACTCCTACAACAGAGTAGCCTACACCGATAGTGCCTACGATAATCATCTCAATCATCC